ACACCCATGCTTACAGTGCATGACGAGTTGTGCTTCAGTGTCGAGAGTCAAGAACAATCGGACAAGATTGTTGAAATCATGTCAACTTGTGTGCCAGATTTAAAGGTGCCCTTCGAGGTTGATGCAGAACTGGGCAAAAACTGGGGAGAGGTAGGATGAATTGCTGGTTTTGTAATACAGAACTTATATGGGGTGGTGATCGTGACATTGAGGATGAAAGTGATCACTTCCTTATAGTATCTAATTTAAGTTGTCCTAATTGTGGGGCATTCGTGGAAGCGTACCTTCCAAAACATCAGGAGGAGAATGAAGATGAACCTGTGGGATAAGTTTGTGAACTTGTTCTTTCCGTGTCTTACCAAGAAACCGGAGAGAGCTAGATATATGGACGGACGTTTGAAGGCGGACGATAAGAGGACTCCGAACATTAACGAAGCTTGGAAGGGCGGCAAAGCACCTGCCAAGAAACGTGGTCGTCCACCAAAGGCCAAGAAACGCGGCAGGCCACCGAAGAAGAAATGAGCGACTTCTCTGAGGCAAAGCTGTCTGTGAATCAGGCCATCCAGGCCGTGACTCAACTGTTCTTAAAGTATGAGTCCGGTCTGGTGGACGAGGCTATTAGTAAGCTGCATGAAGTAGAAAGCCTGATTCAAAAGGCAGAAAGCGAGGTTCGAGATGATGTTTGAAGCATTGGTAGTTGTCTGCGTATCAATGGCGCAACAAGAATGTGCTATTGTCGAAGACACTCGAGGACCATACATCACCGCAAGAGAGTGTGCAGACAGGGTGGTTGAGATGTCTTCTGATATTCTCAAGATTGACAACAGATATGTCATCCCAACTGGCCGATGTGAGCCTGTTGATGACCCAGAACGTCAATTCTCAGCGACCTGAAGGTATAATGATACGTCCATTGTTCACGAGGTCCACGAGAATCGATGTTTTTATTTAGTGTTTTCAGTCACTTGCAAGGTCGCGCATTCTATCTACTAAGCGCCTTGCACGGTTAGGAACCTGCGTGTACCACCTCGAGTCCACCATTTCGTCGGCTGCGGCGTTCCAATCACGGGCATCGACCCCGGCTTTCATGCCTTTGAACTTGCTGAGTCTGGGTCTGCCCATGTTAAACATCATGTTTGCAATGATGTGTTGACATTCTTCGGGCAGGTCATCGAAGTCAGGGTACAATACTTTGCACTCATCGATGGTTACTGCCATGTCCAAAGTGAATAGTTGTTTGACTCGTTCCTGTTCGACGACTGTGCCAACGGGCTTGCCATACTCTTCATCTGATTCAGTAATTAAATGACCGATTCCTGTCGTTGGCAGGCCAAGGTGGTCGAGATAAATCTCGTACTTACATCCTTCATCTTCCGCGATCTCTTCGCGTAGTTTGTCCTTGTTCATTATACATTTCCTGTTGCTTGTAAGTTTTTAAGAGCAGCAACCGGATTGCCTCCCCCGGCAAGCTGCTGTTGAAGCTGTGGGTTGTTAGCGGCAGAAAGGGTGCGGGAGCCGCCAAGGGGTGCGACCCCCGCTTGCGCTGCGGACGGAGGAGCGCCAGCAGCAGCAACTTGTTGGGTCGGTGCTGTTATTGTAGGTGCTTGTAACAAAGAATCAAGATTCGAGGTAGGTGCTTGTAACAAAGCATCAAGGTCCGAGGTAGGAGTTTCTTCTTCCTTGGGTGGACTCATTGTGCCCAGCGGTAGGTTGCGAAGCTCTCTTCTAATACTGTTTATCTCATTTCTTGGAAGATCTAAATCATTTCTACGCACATTTTTGCGGACAGTTGGGCTGATATCAATCGGATCAAACTCACCACGCATGACATTTCTTATGCCACCGATTCCTGCATCTTTAAATACTTTTCTAATCTGACGGTCATTCATACCCAACAGTCTCATGTCTTCAATGATGTTAAACATTCTGCTTTGAACACGAAATGATGCTTCATTAGCTCTTCGATAAGCATCTACAAAATCTTGTGATGTTGCGTTGCCTCGATTAGATATGGTGGTAAATATATTATTAGCGTTTGTTCTGGCTCTTGAAAATTCATAGCCTTTGAACTTTAGTGCTGTAGATTCGATAGGGTTTTCTGTAATACCTGAGAACGCTCGAGCCAATTCCTTTGAAAGTTCACGCTCTCTCAACATACGATCCTTGGTAGATATGCCAAGGCCCTCTAATCCAAGACCAGAAACCACGCCTCGTCCAAACCTGCTGACCTCAAATTCTCCTGATCTAACATCTATGGGAACCACTGAAGGGATTATGCCATCTAAAACATGTGCAAAACTTTTTGCAAGTTTATCCCCGGCGGAGTCTTCTTCGTTGTATACCTTTGCACCAGTGACAGTCCTACCTCCACGACCACCTATCAGTTGACCTATTTGACGAGCGCCGATTGTTTCAGACTCAGGATCAAACACGTCACGAAGTTTAGCAGTGATGATTGCCTCTTCTGTAAAGGGTGCAAACAACTCGCGCAAAGATTCGTTGGCAGCTTCAAATGTAATCACTGCTCCATTTTTACCTTCTCTTTGCCCCTGCTCTGCCTTGTTGATTGCAGCAATGGCAATCTTCTCAAGCATATCGTAAGGATTCGAGTAGCTATAATTTACATAGGTTGGTAAGCCTGTCTCTTTGTCTCTGCCTGTCGGTATTAGTCTAGCGTTCTTCTCCCAAGATGGAGCCAAGGAGCGCTGATATGCTTTCATCTCTTCTTCGGATACACCTGACAGTTCGTAAGATGCTGCGGACACAGCAGCAGGTAGCGCACCAAACGTGGTGATAGCACCTGTGAGTCTACGCAAACCTGTCTTTCTAATTTCTGCCTGCAAGGCTTTGTTGGCACTCGTAAAAGCCAACTCATCAATCCCAATTGCTATTGTATTTGCACCTGTTCTAAGTATCTCATAAGGGAATGCAATGAAGTTACCAACGGGTGCCCGTCTCAAAGTTTTAATGAACTCAGGTGCCATGTTATAGTTTGGCACTGTGTTGCGAACAATCCTGGCAGCTTGTTGTTTTAACACATCATCAGAAATTGCTTCACCGCCAGCACGATAAGCATTTCTAAGTTTGTTTAATTCAAAGTTAAAGTTATAGATTTTCCAGATATCATCCCCTGCCTGATATAAATTTTCAGCAGTCTTGATAGGTTTAGCTTCAGCTATGTTACCCAGAAAAGACCCAAGCTTTGTGTCGCCATACTTGCCACCAAACTTACCACCAACCTTGAACCCATTTATTTCATCAGAACCATAACCCAGTCCTTGTTTGACAAGATCTTGTAATTCTCGAAGCTGTGCTTGAGATCCCACGACTCCTAATTCTTGCAGTTCTTGAAAGGTTCTTAAAGCTTGTTCATCGCTAACATCAGTGAACAGGTTGTTGTAAACCAGACGAACTGACTCGCCAAGGTTTGATCCACGACCTATGTTGCCTTGAGCCAGTGCAAAAGCAGATGCTGTTGTCACGTTACGAAGCTGTGTTATTGGAGACAGCACCGTCTTGCCAAACTGTGTGGCACCTTTGGTTCTTAAAAATGCAGAGTATGTGTTTCTTGCTGCATTACCTAAGACTCCAGTGTCACCTATGACTATTCTTTCTAAATCATTTGCCACTCTTGGTGCTACAGCCATACCAGCAAGAGAGCCATAACTGCCTTCATCATAAGTTTTACCTTCGTCTAGTATCTTAAATCCTTGTTCTCTAAGGACTGCCTTTTCTCCAGGTTCAAGAACTGAAGTGTCTCTAAACAGTTTAGCTATGCCGGGGTTTTTAGGGACTAACCTTGTGGTTCCGTTTTCTAGTGTCTCTTCTACAGTTTCTGTAGCAAGCTTTCTGATCCTGCCAAAATAATTATCAACGGCTCGGAACTCAGCCAAATCAGCTATGGTCCCGATAAAACTTTCTTTTGGATCTGTTATCTCACCAAGTAACTCTCGCTTATATTTTGGTAAATTTATTCTAGCTGAAAACAGTTTTGGATTTATTTTATGTTCAGCAACTCTTGTAATGCCAACGGACTTAACAGCAGATCTCTTTGAGTGTGTTTTTAAAAAGTGTTCAGCGGCAGTCCTTGCCTGAAACTCGCTAATATCGTCACTAGCCATCACAAATTTCAAGCCATCCTGATCAATCAATTGATCTGCCTCATCAATTTCACGAAGACCGAAGCTTCTTATTAAGTCAGGTCTTTGAGATAGTGGAGTTCCTTCTATAATTTTACCTAACTCATCGGCAACGGCTTGAGGATTTTCTTGAAATCCTTTTATTGCTCGTGACATTACTTCTGCTGTTGGCACATAGTTCTTGACCTCAAACGACTGATATCTTCTGCGAAGATATGTGTTCAGGTTTTTCTCAATGTCTTTACGAATTCTTTGACCAACATTCTTGCCACTCTTGGTGGTTATGTTGTCCAGTGATTTCATGTAATCACTTTGCAAGATGTCTTCATTAAGACGTTTAACCAAACCTCGCATGCTTCGAGCTTGCTCCGCCACGTTCTCAGGCAGTTCATCAAGTGCTCGTTGTCTTGCTTCTTTTGTAGCACCTGTTAGAAACTCTTCTATGTTTGTAAATATACTTTGTTTTGTTTGAGTGCTGGCTCCTGACGTAACTTTGTCCGCCTCTTTCAAAGCTTTATCAACCTCAGTATCGAGCCGTGACAGAATAACTTTAGATTCTTTGATGACGGCATCTGTTTCACCTGTGATTGCCAGCCTTGCTTCAGCAACTTCTTCTGGCAAGAATCCTCTATATCTAAACACAGAGGAGACATCAGCAAGAGTATTAGCTATGAAACCCTGGTCCTCACCCAAAGCTCTCTTTGCCTCGATTGTATCAAGACCACTGGTTAACTTTCTCGCACCTGTCTGTAACCCACGAGCCGTTCCACTAACAGCGTCAGATAAAATGGGTGTCTCTGTCAAAACTTTACCAGCGACAGTGGCCGTGCCAGATAATAGTGCCGGAGCCACAATTGTAGCCACACCTGTTTCTGCACCTATCTTTAATTTGTTGGTCAGTCTGCGTAGGGCTTCTTCTCTGCCACTCAGTCCTATTTCTTGATCAGTTTGAGTCGGCCCACCCTCAAAAAAGTCAGCGATTGTGGTTGTGCCGTCGGTTGCAACCACAGCATCAGCGGCTCCAGCGGCGGCAACTTGTTGTGCGCCAAGCGCCAGCCTCTCTCCTGTGGTTATACCTTTACCCGGTAATGCAGATGCCTTGCCTGAACGTAAAGCCTTGTTGAGTCTTCCAACTTTTGAGAGCTTGCTGACAGCACTGGCGGCACCAAGACCGGGCACGACAAACTGTGTAATGACTTCTGCACCCTTGCCAATCACACCCTCGGGATCTATCCCAGCAGCATCACGCAATTTGTTGGCGGCATTTGTGACAGAGGACGCATAGTCTGTATCAGCTATGAGATCTACACCAGAAGCACCCAGTTCCAAGATCCCTTGTGGTATGGCAATGAGTCCAGAAGCTACGCCCTCGAAAAACTCTTGAGCCACGCCTTCATCAGTCTCGGGTGTGGTTTCAGGTTGATCGATAGGCGCGGCTAATAAGCCGGGATCTATTAAAGAAGCTGAGTCTTCCTCTTGTTGTTTTGGAATAGCCAAAAGACCGGGATCTATAGCCATGATAGAACTCCCTTAACTCGCTGGTATAAAGGCACCCATGTTTCCATTAGCGGCTCTTGTATTCGGACTCCATACAAGTCCTCGAGCGGTGGCTTCTTTTAGAGTTGCATCATCGTAGGTATTAGTTGCTGTTGTTGGTGCCGCTGTCACTCCTGCGGCCACTCTGTCATACTGACTACCAAAGTATGCCTCAAGTTGTTGATCTGTAGGATCATCAATTCCCGCAGCTTTAAGAGCGTCTCTAGCAGTATCAAGTTTATCTGTGTTACCGAGAGCATCTAATATGTATCTGTCTCTATCGGGAGCTTTAGGGCCTGACTTTTTAGAACCAGTAACACTAGCAGACAAAATCGCGCTGGCATTTCTGTCTATCCAGGCTTGACCCTCATCGGTCCATTCATACTCACCTGATTCGTCATCCAGAACCAAATACCCTAGACCAACCGCAGCTTGCTGGAATTCAGGCATAATTTTCAATGCGTTTTGAGAGTTAGTGATTGCATTTTGTTTCTTTGTTTCATCCAGAGTCTCTTGTTTTAAATCCAAACTTGCAAGAGAAGAGATGATTTGAACCTCTAATTGTTTGTTTGCAAGACTGTTATCAAGCTTTAGCTTTTCCCTTTGAAACGCTTGATTACTGTCAAACTGTTCTCTTTTCTGATTAAGATCTGCAACTCTGTATGCATGATTGTTCTTCAGAGTAGCCATTGCAATAGCGCTGTCTTTGTCAGTCTTAATCAAATCTCGAAGCGTAGCTCTGTATTCTTTTCTTTCTTCAGCTTCTTGAGCGTTAATATCCTTAATGTCCTTGCTGTAAGAGTCCATACCAACCATCAAGCCTTTTGCAACATTAGTCAAAGCGTTACCACTTTCACCCGCTGCAATAGCCAAACCAGCCATTGTTAAGTTACGCCAGAAGGAGTCACGTTTAGCCTCTTTAGACTTAGATGGATCGAAGCCCATAATCTTTTTAGCCATCGCCTCCATGTCAGACAGTGAACTTTCTTCAGGAAGAGTTAACTTCAATGCCTCTGCTGCTTCCGGGGTTGCCGCCTCATCCGCATTAAGTTTAGGAGTAGTCTTAGATACTTCGTCAGCGTTAGCGTTGCCTTGAACCTGAGTAAGTAAATTGTTTAACTTGTTTCTATTTACGTTTGGTTTCTTTTCTGGCTCTGTCGTCGTTCCATCACCCGTTGAAGGTGCAGTAGTATCTGGGAAAATTTCATCAGGATCCGTGAAAATGCGTGAAGACGCGGCTAACTCTTCACCTGCCGTTGGCTGAGTCGCTGAAGCAAACTCACCCGCTCTATCTTCGGCTGCTCGTCTATCTATTTCTGCTTGTAACATAGCAGCGTCATCTACGTTGTCATCCATCGTCGGTATTCTAGCTCTAGCAGCCACGTTGGCAGGACTCATTCTTGTGTCTCCGAGAGAACTTGCAATTGAGCTAATATCAGATCCCACATCCCTAACTATCGCATCAGTTAGCGGACGCATATAATCACCACTGACCGCAGATTTGGCAGCAGCGATGCCTTGATCTATTAAGGGGGATGCATCAACCGAGCTTCCGGTTCCTCTAACACTCATAACAGGTCTTGATGCTATCGATCCCATACCACTTCGTGGCATATCCACAGATGTTACATTTGTAGCGCCTGCTGGCCTGGAGGGGCCACTTCCTCTGGCACTCATTACGGGTGGAGATGAAAGAGATCCTAACCCGCCGCTCGGTACAACCACACCGGGTGCACTAGCCCTGGCAGCACCGCTGCTTGCTAGAAAATCATCGAGTGCTGGTCTGGCAAACCCGGACTTAGGTAACATATCAACAAGTGGTATTCTTACATCTCCCGCTGCGGGTCGCCTTGATGTTGACATCCTACCCATTGGAGATCTGGGTGGGTGATATCCACCATGCGCCATCTGCACAGGCTGACCCATACGTTGACGAACTACATTTGCCAACTGAGGTGATGATGCAAGTATGCCCATAGGCTGTCTTGACATACCGGGCTGACGAAACATTTTACGGTGTAGTGGGTTCATCGTCAGCCTCCAAATAACTTGTCAAAGCCACCAGCTTGACCTGCGGCACCGAGGCCAGCAATACCAAGACCGAGCAACTGTGACCCCGTGCTAGGTGGCGGTGTTGTGGTAGCCGTGCTTGTTTGTTGCAGTGACGGTACACCACGGAAAATATCTGACATAAATCCAACCTGTTGGAACGGCAAAGCCTGCTGTGCCAACGCATTTTGTCTTGCCACGTCTAGCGCAGCCTGTGCTTGTGACTGCTCCATACTACCGAGTCCAAGCAATGTGTTAATATCCTGTGTGCCAAACTGCTGTGCTTGTCCAGCCATTGTTCCAAACTGTGCAGCCTGCTGACCAGCCAGTTGTGCAGCTTGTTGCGCTGCCTGTTGAGCCTGACCAAAGCCTGATGCCCGTAGCTGTGCTGCGGTTCGAGCTTGTTGATCCAGAATATTACGAGTCAGTTCTGCCTGTGCTAACGCACCACGAGATCCACCAAAAGCACCAGCCCCTGCGGCCTGCGCTGCAAGCTGATTCTGCTGCATCTGACCGGATCGTGCGATATCCTGCATAGATTGATCGATAACAGCCTGCTCAAACGGATTCATGAACTGGGTAACAGCGCCAGGTTGATTGAATGCACCAGATTGTTGTGCAGCAAGAGTCGCTGCTTGCATATATGGAAGATAAGAACCTATGCCTGCTTTGCCTAATTCCGCTGCCTGTTTCTGTGTTTCACTTAACCCTGCAAGTTGCTGCGGGGCAAATGGCATTGGTGTTTCTTTGAGTGCCTCCGCCTGTGCAAAGATATCCGCAAGAAAGTCTTCCTGGAACGGGGCAAGTCTTTGAGTTACCGTTTGTGTTGATGTTGACATTACGCTGTTGCCTCCAGTTC